CTCTCATCACACAACTTATCAAGATATCTCTTGAAGTTGGCAAACTTCTCAAAAACGGGAGCTTTCGCTGCATCCGTTTGTTTCTGTTGGGAATTGGGACCAGGTTCCTGTGGTTTCATTGGACCACCTCCACCTTTTCCTTTCCCTCTAACATTTTTCTTCCATGATCGGAAATTGGTTCGCGATTGAAATTTTCCTCCAAAAGCCTCCCATGATCCAGAATAGATTTGCTCAGCCTTATTAGAGGCGGCTTCAATTCGATCTTTGAGATTATTCAGGAGTTGAATATTTTCATCGCTCTGTCTAGAAAAGGTAAGAATGTTGTCATGCATTTCAAGACACACTTCTTTTTCCTTAAAAAGAGTAGCCAATTCATTGCAGGCATTTTCAGAATAACCTGCATTCCATTTATCATTCCAATAGGTCTTAACTTGTAGATCAAGCTCATCATCATAACGGGATGAACCGTCATCATAACGAACAAAACCATCGACGCCGGCTGCCTTCACCGGACGAGTTCTACCCTCCATCACTGGAAGAGTGTCACCCTTGGTATTCATGCAGATCTCGATAGCATCAAGAATGAGGAGTGATTCTCGAATCCTCTCACATGCGTCTTGCTGCTCAATGGACAAGTCTTGTAACTTTCGGATTCCACCTTCAAGTAGAAGTCCTTCCTTCACGGTAATTGTCTTATGGGTAACCGGACATACAAAACGGTAAACATTATCGGACATAAAATCAACAACAATGTTAGCCGTTCTAGTAACACTTCCAGAAACCGAATCGAACAAACCGCGAAAACCATCACCACAATAGCCTCGAAATTTTGGGTTCAAGGCATAACCCGTAACAAAGAAGATGCCTATAACAAGGCTTGCTCCCCCAAGCGCGAATAAGAATTGCTTAGCAAAAGTCTGCAACATCGTGCAAAGACTTAGCGGTATATCCAATGGATCGTCGACTTGGGCAAGTGTTGCCATAGAATAGGCAAAACTCCCTTGCAACAACATTTCGTATGAAACTAACATATCTCGGAGTTGTCGCCGCTCATCCTGTGAAAGACCTAGCTTATCAACCATTGCTGGTTGAGAAGCCCAGAGATTCACAAGGTCAACAGTGATTTTTTGTTGGATCACTGTATCCATTTCATCGCAAAATTTAGCGATGCGCACAAAAGCTTTTCGCAACTCACGCTCATAATTGACAACATTGTCGGCTTTTTCGTCCGAATCAATGTTAGAATGATCTCTCTTCTCATTAGAAAATTTCTTCAAAAGAGTAATGATAAAAGAGGAATTCTTGATTTGAGAAACAATATAACTCCAATCCTGTCCAGCAATGAGAGCAATAACAGCAGTAACGCACCCTAAAACAGTTGAAAACTGGCAAACCGCATTAAGCAGATTATCGGGTCCCTTTGGACCCTCCAATTGGAGGTTAGCTCCCTTTGATTTCCACCACATCACTGCGGAGGCAACCGAAGCGAGACTCACACCTGCCATTGCCATAACTAGTGGTAAAACATCTCTGTTTGCCACAGCATAATATGCATCTTTCACGAGCTCTGACACCTGCCAAACACGACCTATAAGTTTCAAGGTGGTGAATTTCAGGAACAGATCTCCGCTCTCTCCAGGGGTGCATTGTTCCCTAATTGCCACAGCGACGTCCTTCGTCTTCTGGGTAACACCATCACAGGCATCAAGAGCAACTTTCCAGCTGCGAAAAGCACTCATTTCGAGTGCCAATGCAACTTTCACAAAGGCTGCCTTAGTCTTCTCCCCCAAGCTTTCCAAAAAGGACTGTACTTGCTTGAGATCCAAAAATTTAGCAGCCGACATATCACTTTCATCAATAGACATGCCGGAATTTTCCTCACTCAAACCTGAAGCGAT